GATATTGATGCAGAATATCTTATACCAGAAGCTGAAAAGTGGTGTCGTGATCGAGCAGTTTATAATGCTATCATGGATTCTATTCAAATCATCGATGGTAAAGATGAAGCACGTAGTGAAGGTGCTATACCTGAAATACTACAAGAAGCTCTTGGAGTATCCTTCGATCAACAAATTGGTCATGACTACATCGATAATTCAGATGAGCGTTTTGATTTTTACAATCTAAAAGAAGATCGTATTCCTTTTGATTTGGACTACTTTAACAAAATTACAAAAGGTGGTTTACCAAACAAGACTCTCAATATTGCTCTTGCTGGTACTGGTGTAGGTAAGTCTTTATTTATGTGTCATTGCGCAGCATCTGTTCTAACCCAGGGAAAAAACGTTCTGTATGTTACTATGGAAATGGCTGAGGAAAGAATTGCTGAGCGTATTGATTCGAATCTAATGGATTTACCTATTGAACAACTTTCATCTCTACCTAAAAATGTATTTGATGAAAAGATTGGTAAGATTGCAAAAGGTTCTATTGGTAAACTTATTGTAAAAGAATATCCAACGGGTGCAGCTCACGTTGGTCATTTTAGAGCATTACTTAACGAGCTGAAACTTAAAAAGAACTTTAAACCTGATATTATTTACATTGACTATCTCAATATTTGTTCATCCAGTAGGATGCGCGGGCTAGGTGGTAGTATAAATAGTTACAGTTATATCAAGGCAATCGCGGAAGAACTTCGTGGATTGGCTGTGGAATTTAATGTACCTATCGTGTCTGCAACTCAGACAACGAGGTCTGGCTTTAGTAATACTGATGTTGGACTTGAGGATACATCTGAATCATTTGGTTTGCCAGCAACGGCTGATCTTATGTTTGCTTTAATCTCTACTGAAGAGCTTGAAGAACTAGGTCAACTGATGGTAAAACAATTGAAGAACCGATATAACGATCCAACCAAATATAAAAGATTTGTTATTGGTATAGATCGTTCTCGGATGAAGCTATATGATGCGGAAGAGTCGGCTCAATCAGATATTATGAGTGATATGGTAATACCTGATAAGCCGATAAATACGTTCGGAGATCGTGACTCTAAAGACACGTTCGCTGACTTCAAAATATAAAAGGAGAATATATGGATATTTTAAATATCGTAAAAGCATGGGTACTTGCAAGATGGGCTGAAAGAACTTCTTGGGATGGAGGCGTAATTATTGCATTGTCTCTATGTTGGATCCTGTTAGGTGGTATCGTAGACTGGTTAGCATGGCTAGCTTTGTTATATGGTATCTTTACTTTTGTTAAATCAGAAGGTTGGAAAAACTTATAATAATAATATAAGTTATTACATTAGGGGACGTGTATCGTCCCCATTTTTTTCGGAGTGAAATGAAATGAATGTTAAATTAATTAGTCATAGCCAAGCGCCTAATCACGATGAGAGCGCTTTAGATCTGGTAGCATTTTGCGCAAGAGTAAGTAATCCAGATAATCAAGTAAATAAAGAAACAAGCGAAAAACTTGTCAAGTATCTTATTAAACACAAACACTGGTCTCCATTAGAAATGGTATCGGTTTGTTTAGAAATTGAAACAACTCGTGATATTGCACGACAAATTTTACGCCATCGTAGTTTCTCGTTTCAAGAGTTTAGTCAAAGATATGCAGATCCTACAAAAGATCTTTCTTTTGCTTATCGAGAAGCAAGACTTCAAGATCCTAAGAATAGACAAAATAGTATAGAACTAGATCTTAGTGATATGGGCAAAGGTGGTAACAAAACGCCTGAAGAGAGACTTGCAGAAAAGTGGTGGGAAAAACAAAGACAGGTTATTGAAACAAGTCAAGCTGCATATGAGTGGGCTGTCAATAATGGTATCGCAAAAGAACAAGCAAGAGCTGTACTACCCGAAGGCAACACACTGAGTCGTATGTATGTTAATGGTACCTTACGAAGCTGGGTTCATTTTATTGAGCTCAGATCTGGTAATGGTACACAAAAAGAACACATGCTCATCGCTCAGGCGTGTGCAAAGGTTATAAGCAGCATATTTCCTTATAACGAAATAATCTAAAAAAGTGAAACATGAACAACACTTTTTCACAAATTTTTTCACTTTTTTTCACTCGAACCGTTTACATTTGCTTCAGCTTATGGTATAATACAACTATAAATTGATAAGGAGAATATAAATGTCAAATGAAGTAAATACACAAATAATCGAAAGAATCGTAGAAGAGGTTGAGCAAATGTCAACAAGTGCGATTCTAAGAGAATTAGATGGTGGAATGAAACCAGGAGTCTGCGATTCTTGGGACGAAAGAGTTGGCCTAACCGATAGAGATTGGGCAATAGAGCAATTAGCAAATAAAAGATTTGAAGAATGGCCGGAGGGACCACAATAATGGATGTAATGGCGGAACTAAACAAACTCAGTATCTACAAGCCTCTTACTGAAGATCAAGTAAGAAGCATTGTTGGTGCACCTTCTCTTGACGAGGAACAATATTGCACATGTGGTAAATTGCATGATGATTGTCCTGATAACTACGAACACATGACTCACGGAGTATAATATGACTGATACTATTCAACACATTTCTGAAGCTCAAGTTATGAAGTCTGCTGCAGGCTTCTATATTGGCCAATCGTGCCAAGTTGATTACGGCGATTACGTCGCAACCGAGCCGTATTCACGGTTGAGTCAGCAGTACTATGCTACTGCTGAGGAGGCGCAAACTGCGCTTGATGATGGTACCTATGACTATAGGGGGTGGGTGTAATGAGATCTGATTCTTATGTTATGACAGTGCATACTTATTGTTCTGGTAGTATGCTTGAATTAGAAAATTTGCGAGCTGCAGTTTCTAAGATTAATAAGCTTAATAAGCGTCTTGAAAATGGTTATTTTTATCGTGGTAAGCTTCCGCGATATCGAGTAAAATGTCAAGGGCGTGGTCATAGGACTTTTTCAGCAAGGCTTGACGGTAAACACCCTCGAGCGTATGATCAAAGCTTGCCACTCAAGCATGCTAAAACAATGGATGTATATGTCTACCAACGCGTTTAAAGTAACTGCCTTTGAAGGCGATAAACTCATTGCTGAATATATCTTTGCATTTATGAAAGAAGCAATTCAGTTTGAAATTCGTATGCGCGAAAAGAATTATACAACTAAAATGGACAGAATTGAAGTATGATAGAATTTGTTATCTTTTTGATATGCCTTGCTGGATGTAGTTATATGTCTTATAAACAAGGCGTCCGCGAAGGTGCTGCAGCTACGATTGATAAACTACATCATTATAAAATTATTTCATATAATCATAAAGGAGACATCGTCCCAAACCCAATGTTTAAAGATTATAAATAGATATATTAGAGGAACTATTTATGAACTTTAAGTCATTTACACTTACTGAAGCTACAGGCTTGAATGCTAAAGAGCTTGGTAAACCGCATGGAAAAACCGGAGAGCCTAGAGTTGATATTCTACGTAGGCTTATAAAAGACGGTAAACCTATAGAACTTAAAAAAGGTGGATCATTTGTAGTCGGTGATGTTGAAGACGCAATGTCTAAACTAGACACATTTGAAAAACTTCCAGCTAATTTTTCTCTCATTGATACTAAAGGCAATGTAGTTCCTCTAACTCAAATGGCCAAATCTAAAGTATTAGGTGGAGGCTTAGCTGGAGCTGGCGGTGGCGCTGCAAATACCAAACTTACTGAATCTCATCAATGTGTTATGATACAAGCAATGCTCGATCATGGCATGCAGGACATAGAATATTTTACACCTGAAATCATGAAAGACGCTTATAAGAGAGTCTTTATCGATGAGTCATTAGATAATATTATAAAAGTTGAAACAGAAGATCCTTGGTTTGTATCTTCTTATAATATCGCAAAGCTATTAATTCAAAAAGGTTATGTCAATAAGTCTCAAACATTTCATAGAGGCAGTGCTGATATGATCAAAATTTATGCTAAAAAAAGTAAAGCATTTAAGAATATGGGATTTGCGAATCTTAAAGATGATAAATGGAATCCAGGCGATATATGGGCAATACAAAAAGGATTTAAAATAGATACATTACCTGATGGTACTGTTCAAGCTCTTAATAAAGCATTGATTCAACATTTTGCTGATAGAACATTAGTTGGCATATCCCTCAAAGGACCAGAAAAGAAATTTCCACCTCCATTAAAAGAATTTAATAATGAATATCCACCTGACACTGATATTCAAAAATATAAAAGAACTTTATTGCAGGGTGCAGTACGTGGAACATTCTGGTCTTCTAAAAGCGCATCATTAGAGTATGATGAAGGATCTATGTTATTTAAGGACAACAGCCCAGGGGAAGTTGTCAAGTCTGAAATTAAAGGTAAGAATGCAAGAGGTGGTGGTATCTCATGGGGTCCAATGTCTGACTTCATTAAAAGAGAAACACGTAAACCTCTACCTAAATTTAAGCAAGGTGTATTTAATACTGCAAAGAAAATTACAAAGGGCAATAAAGCTGCAATAAAAATAATGTGGATTATGTATAATCATTTCTATAAAAATGAATCATACGACGACTTTGTAAAAGAACTGCAACAAAAAGATGCATTTTGGATTTCAGCAAAACTAGGTGCATTGTATATTTGCTATCGTATTGATAAAGCCGGTGGTAAAACAGCAAATGCTATTGTAACACACTTTGTAAATTATGCTGGATCAAAAGGATCTGATTCCAGTGTTTACGTTAAGGCAGGAAAATAATGAAAAACTTTACTAACTATTTAGCCGAAGCCAAGAATACTCATATGACTCATATTGAGGATCTTATCTTGGACGGCGGAGTTAAGGGCGCCCGCCAAGCTATTCTAGCGCTTAGATCTATGAGGGATATGCTGACTGGGAACGCAAAAGCACCAATAGACGTGACAGTCAAATGGGACGGGGCGCCCGCTATATTTGCTGGAGAAGATCCAAGTGATGGACAATTCTTTGTAGCAAAAAAAGGAATCTTTAATAAGAATCCTATGATTTATAAGAATCATGCCGATATTGATGCAGATACAAGTGGCGATTTAAATACTAAACTTAAAATAGCGTTTGATAATCTAAAGGGTCTTGGAATAAAAGGTGTAATTCAAGGCGATATAATGTTTACAAAATCAGATTTAAAGAAGGAAACAATCAATGGAATATCTCATGTTGTTTTTCATCCTAATACCATTGCTTATGCTGTGCCTAGCAACAGTGATCTTGCTAAACAGATTACTAAAGCAGATATTGGAATTGTCTGGCATACAACATACTCTGGAGCGTCATTTGAAACAATGAAGGCAGAGTTTGGTAAAGAAATTGTACCTAAGCTGCGTACTTCACCTAAGGTTTGGATGGACGACGCCACTTTAAGAGACTTATCTGGTACAGCAACTCTTACAGCAAAAGAGTCAGCAGAGCTTACCAAACATTTATCTAATGCTGGTAAAATATTTAAAAAGATTGCTGGTAATGTATTAAAAGAAATCGAGTCCAATAAGGAACTCAATACAATTATTAATGTTTATAATAATAGTAAAGTAAGACAAAATCAACGTGTTACTAATACTAAGAAACATGCAGCAGGTTTGATTACATTTGTAACAGATCGATATGCAAAACAGATCGATAAATTATCTAAGCCAGCAGCTATTAAAGGTAGAGAAACAAAAAGGGACGCATTATTACAGTTTTTTGATAAAAAGAACCTAAATCAATTGCAATTAGTGTTTGATTTACAAAATTCAGTGATCGATGCAAAATTAATTATTATAAATAAACTAAACAAGTTATCAAAAATAGATACATTTGTAAAAACAAAATCCGGATTTAAGGTCACCGGCGTTGAAGGCTTTGTGGCTATAGATCGTTTGGAAGGTGGTGCTGTTAAACTTGTAGACAGAATGGAATTTTCTGCTAACAACTTTAGCAAAGATATTATAAAGGGCTGGGATAATCCAGGCTAAGATGGGATACCGAGGATAATGATTAAGTCGTTTACAGATTACATAACAGAAGCAACTAACGAATGCTACTTCGTGTTCGGGCGTTTTAACCCGCCTACTACAGGTCATGCGTTGTTGTTTGAACAATTAAAAAAATTATCTCGTGGTTCTACTTATAGAATTTACGCTTCCAAGTCAACTGATCCTAAAAAGAATCCTTTACTTTTTAAAGACAAAATCAAATTTATTCGTAAACTATTTCCTAAGCATGCTCGAAATGTTATGGCTGATAGCGATGTGCGTAATGTGCTTGATATCGCTGTTAAGCTATATGACCAAGGTTATCAAAAGATTACAATGGTTGCAGGTAGTGATCGAGTAAAAGAGTTTGATATTCTACTCAACAAATATAATGGAGTAGATGCAAGGCATGGTTTCTATAAATTCGAAAATGCTATCAGAGTAATAAGTGCTGGTGATAGAGATCCTGATGCTGATGATGTATCAGGTATGTCAGCAAGTAAAATGAGAGCGGCAGCAGTTGCTAATGACTATGATGAATTCTTAAAAGGAGTTTATAAGTCTAATTCTGCGATTGGTTCTCTTATGTTTAAAGCTGTAAGAAAAGGCATGGGTTTAAAAGAATCTAAAAGACCTCATATTGAATTACAACCAGTATCAGAAACAAGAGAAGAATATGTTGAAGGTTCTCTCTACAAAGTAGGTGATGTTGTACGTATCAAAGAAACAAAAGAGAAAGGTGTAATTACTGTTTGTGGTAGTAACTATGTAATGGTTGAAGCAAGTGATGTAAGAAAAAGATATTGGTTAGACGCAGTCGAAAAGCTAAATGAATATTTAGAACTTGGTACAACAAAAACTCTTAAGCAATATCTTAAAGACACACCTGGACAAAAGAAAGTTGAGGGTAAAGAAGATCCAGATATTGGAGATAGAAAAGGTTCTCAACCTGCAGGATATTACAAAGGCTTAGCAAAATCAACAAAATCTAAGAGAGCTGCTCATTTTAAAAAGCATGGTAAGATGGATGATGACAATCCAGCTGCATATAAAAAAGCTCCTGGAGATGCTGAAGCCGAAACCAAACCATCAAAGCATACAAAAAAATTCAAGCAAATGTATGGTGAATGGGCAGATCATTTAAACGAAGAAGACTTAAAAATAGAAGCTAAAGGAACAGACGCAGCACTAAAGAAAAAAGCTGACAAGTCTGGTATGCCATTAGGTATCTTACGCCAAGTATTTAATCGTGGAGTTGCGGCTTGGAGAACAGGTCATAGGCCTGGTACGACTGCTGTTCAATGGGGATTGGCAAGAGTTAATTCGTTTGTAACTAAATCAAAAGGAACATGGGGCAAAGCAGATAAAGACTTAGCCGCTAAAGTAAGGGGATAAAATGACTATTAGATTTAAAGAACTAAGAGAAAAGTACAAGGGTAAGTATCCGCCAGAAATGGTTGCGGCTGCAGTAAAAATTGCCCTTGATATGGCAGGTGCTATGACACCAGCAACAAAGAAGATTGAAGCAATGAGACGTGGATTATCTAACGATCCTATTGTTAAAGATGCTTTAAGACAAGCCAATGAATCAGTCAATAAAGAACTATGAAAAAGTTTACAGAGTTTAGAAATCTAAAAGAAGATGGACACGTTGATATTGACAATGTCAAAAATCAATTGACTTCGTTGCAGCGTAATGCTAAAGCAATTGAAGGACAATTAAATCCTAATACTGAATATCCTTCTTGGTGGATTAATAAACTCGTAAAAGCTGCTGATTATGTAGATACTGCAGCTGACTTTTTACAAACAAAAAAAGATCAAGGTGAAATAGATGAAGCACTGGTAGCTCGTGATATTGATATAGTACGTTCTATCCTCAAAGATCTTGAACCATATTTTTATAAAGGTTTACAAAAGGGCGATGAAAAAGTAATGGCACAATTAAATTCAATTGCTAAGTATGTAAATCAAGGTATTACAAAATCAGGTCAAGCAAAGAATAAGACCTTTTTATACAAACTAAAGAGAAAGTTATGATTAGTTTTAAAGATTTTTTAGTAGGTAACCCAGGCCAAAACCCAGATGACTGGCTTGCATATCGTAATCAGAGGCGTAAAAAATCTGATGGTGTTGGTGTAAACACAGAAGGCGAAGGCAAGTATAAAGGAGAGACTTGGGAAGATGGTTATAAGCGTAGAGTTGTAAAGACCTCAGACGCTGAACATAAAGAACAAGGATTTAATTGGAGAATTAAAGGCAAAGAAAGAGACGAGATCTCTATTAAGTTATATAAAGAAAAACCTTCCTTTGATGAATATAAGAAACAAATGAAAAGAGTTGCTGGCCATGAGTTTGGTGGTTAGTTTTAATGATTACATATGTGAAGGAGCTGAAGATCCTGCGATTTTTAAAGCAGTTTTTCTAGCAGGTGGCCCTGGTTCAGGTAAATCATTTGTTGTAGGTAAAACTTCTTTATTATCATTAGGATTTAAATTAATTAATTCTGATGACTTATTTGAAAAGGGATTAAAGAAAGCTGGAATGACTATGAACCCAAATGATATTTTTTCAGTTCGGGGTCAAGAAGTAAGAGCAAAGGCTAAGGCTCTTACTAAATTAAAAATGGATATGCATTTAAAAGGTAGACTTGGACTTGTTATTGATGGCACCGGTAAAGACTATGCTAAAATTAAAAAGCAAGTTGATATGCTTAGAAGTATTGGATATGCAGTTCATATGATTTTTGTAAATACAGATCTTGATACAGCATTAAATAGAAATAGAATGAGGAATAGATCTTTACCAGATGATGAAGTAAAAAGAATGTGGTCAGATGTACAGAACAACATTGGTAAATTTCAAGGATTATTTAGAAATAGAATGACAATCGTAGATAATTCAAGCGGTTCTGATGTAAGTAGATCTGCATTAGAAGCATACAAAGATATAGCTGCTTGGGCAAAAAGACCACCAGAAAATAGTCTGGCTCAAAAATGGTTAAAACAAGCAAGGGGTAGTAAGTGAACATAAAGGAAAGAAATAAAATCGTATCTTCATTTAATCGCAAATGGAAATATAGAAAAGATAAAGAACAATATGGCATGCTCGATGCATGGAAAGTAATTTATTCAGAAAATGCCGAAGGTAAATACGTAGGAGACTGCGAAGACTATGCGCTATCTATTCTATATAGACTTTGTGGTGAAAGCCATTTAAAAATGTGGTGGATGCTTATTACTCATCAAGCAGGTATATGTTTAGTAGGTCCAAGTAAATGGAAAGTATCTCATGCTGTACTAAGATATAAAGGCGAGTATGTAGATAACTGGACTAAAAAGTTTGGCCCTAAATCTGCAATCGAAAAGAATCATACGTTTCATATCGTTTATGGATATGGATTAGCATATATTACAGCAATTAAAATGATTGTAAGTAAGGTTGTTAGAACTATTAAAGGAAACTAAAATGAAAAAATTTACAGAAGTAAGAGAAGCTATAAAGGCTCCTAGAATTAAAAAAATGAGCATTTATGGTTCAGAAATTTCTGGCCTTAGGTCTGGTACGAAATACTATTCGGCAAAGGCAGTTGATAACAAGGGAAAACTTGCATTTAGAGTAGTAGATGAATTTGGTTCCATTGAAACTCTTGATTTAAAAGCTTTTGCAAAAAGATTTGGATAAGGTATGAAATCATTTAAAGAACATTTAAAAGGTTTTGGCTTATATGAAGGAGTAACTGTACCATTGGAAAGTCCAATGATTGAAGAGCCTGAGTTAAATAAACCTAAGCGTTCTAGTGGTGATAAGAAATATGTAGTGTATGTAAAAAATCCCAAGACAGGTAATGTAAAGAAAATAGAGTTTGGTGATGAAAAAGGTGGACTTACATCTAAAATTAATGATCGTGAAGCAGCAAGAAACTTTGCATCAAGACATAATTGCGATATGAAAAATGATAAAATGAAAGCAGGCTATTGGGCATGCAGATTACCAAAGTATGCAAAAGAATTAGGATTAAAAGGTGGCGGCAACTATTTCTGGTAGACACGACTTTCCATTTCTTGAAGAATACGAGGTTGATGGAGAGGTAAGAGAATTTGACGTATATCGTGACGATGACGAGTACGTTTGGCATCGTGACCACGAAGATAGAGAAGTTGAAGTTATGGAAGGAGATGGTTGGCAATTTCAATATGAAAATTGCTTACCGTTATTATTACAAAAAGGTATGATTTTTGATATTCCAAAGGGTGAATACCATAGATTAATCAGGGGTGTTAATAATCTTAAATGTAGGATTATAAAGAAATGAGCAATCAAGAAGAAAGAGTATATACAATACAATCATCTAGAATTGATCGTCTAGAAGAGAAAATAGATCAAATGGCAGATGCGATTGTTGCTCTTGCCCGCGCGGAAGAAAAAATTCATACTTTGTCAGAATTTAATAGACAACAATCAGAACAGATGCAAACTGTTATAAATAGATTAGATCGAGTTGAAGCACTAGTTAACAGCAATGCTAACACGGTCAATGTTATTAATAAAGTATTCTGGATTGTAGTAGTAGGTTTAATATCTGCAATTACATATGAATACATTACACATTTAGGGAGCTAAAATGAAATTTAAAGATGACGAAACTATAAGCATTGCTTCTACCGTAAAAGACGTGTTAGAAGGCAAAGCTGTTAAAAAAGAAGAAGAGGGTGAACCAAAATATCCTCATATGATGTATGATCCGAAAACTGGTAAAGGTGTTGAGGCTAAAGATAAAGAAGAGCATGAAGCACTTGCTAAAAAAGGTTATACACATGAAAAGCCAAAGCTTGACGAAGTTGAAGAGCCCAGAGCAAAGGGTGAAAAGGACTTTAAGGCTAAGCATCCAATTAAGAAGTCTGGAGAAAAAGAAGACGGAACAGTCGTAAAAGAATCTGAAAAAGAGGAAGACGACGAAGAAGAAGTCGAAGAAGAGTCTCCTAAGCAAGCAAAATATAAAAAAGTATTTAATGCAGCTTTGAAAAAGTTTGGTGTTAAGTCTCCAGCTGAATTAAAGGGCGATAAGAAAAAAGAATTCTTTGATTACGTAGATAAGAACTACGATGCTGGTGAAAACGAAGAAGACTAAAATTAGTTAGTCTTTGGACTCACTATATATAATATATGATGAAATTATTTGATAAACTGACTAATAAGAACTTTAAGCTATATGCTTCGCAAAATTATAATAATCCTGAATGTGTAGACATTGAGGAGTTTAATGAAGATCTGAGTAGATTTAAATATCTTAAAAGATTGTTGAGAAGATACGAAGTCGATGATGATTTACAAGAAAGACTTATATTAAATCATCTTATAGTTCTATATAATGTGTTTGGTATAGAAGCTTGCAATCGTATGATTTGGTTTAAAATTGAACCAGAACATTGGCACTATATCAAACCATTTTTAGTTTATCTACATTATCTACCAGAAAATGAAAAGGTAGATGTAATAATGGATCCGTATATTGTACAAGTGTTGAGAGAGCTATAATGGGATTATTATCAAAAGCAGCAGATACAATTTATGCCTTTAGATTTCTAAAGCTTTTGACCACGCCTTTTAATAAGACTAAAGCATTTGAGCTTGGTATTATTGACGAAAAAGGTAAAGTTCTTAAAAAGTCTCGTGAGTTAAAAACAGCCGAAGAAAAATCAGCGTATACGCACTTTCATAGACTTGTTTTTAACATTAAAAAGATTATTCCTGGTTCTACCTTAGGTAGTTATGCAGCTGCTTTATTTTTATTAAAGGAACATACAGGAATGTCAGAGAAACAAATACTTGAAATATTAGATAATACCATTAGTGAAGAAATGGATTTACACGGCTCTCAATGGTTTTTATCTGAAACGAGACTTATACCTGGCAATTTTAAATTAGTAAGAGATATTGCTCATCCTCAAACTGGAGAGCTTATCGGATTAAAAGGCACATTTGTAGAAAATGTAAATTTTAGAGAACCAGTTGGAAGTTTTTCTAATATAAATATATACGAAGTAAATCATAAGTTAACAAACCAAACATTATTGGTTACAAACCACGATATTACAAGATGAAACATTTAGACTTTAAAACATATATGAAACAATGGGAAGACGCTGCTGCTAATTCTGCCGGTGGAGGCGGAGTTGCAGGTATTGGTGTAGGCCCACAAGGTGAACCTGGTCTAACTCCTGATCAAATCAAAAAGCACAAAAAGAAAATACGTTTATATGATGGCAGGACTAAGGAGGGTAAAAAGTTCGTACAACGTATCCTCGCTAGAAGAGCAGCACGTGAAGCAAATCGTAAAGTGGATTAAAAACCTCTTCACCGGTCCTCGGTGGGATCTCACTGTAAGTTACAATACTACATGGGGAGATAAAGACGATAAATCTTATACCGTTAAAAAGTTTAAAAAATTATCAGACAAACATATAAAGTTTATAGATAATAATGGTAAGTCAGTAGAGATACGTTCTACAGCTGGATTACATTATCGTATTGAGGAATTATAGTGTATCAATTTTTTATAGCAATTATTTTAATTTTAGGTGGTAGTAGTTATTGGTTATATAATGAAAACCAAACACTTACTGCAAACAATCAAAAATTAGAATATGCTGTGGAAGAACAAAAAGCTGCTATTGCAGCAATTCAAGAATCTTACGAAGCTCAAGGCAAAGCAATGCAAAATCTACAAAGAGCAAATGCTCGCATTGAAGCTGAAAAAGATAGATACCTAGATATTTTTCGTAGACATAATTTAGATAAATTGGCTATAGCAAAACCAGGCCTAATTGAAAATAGAGTTAATGGTGCAACAAAGTCAGTATTTGAGGACATTGAGAATGATAGCAAGAACATTGCTGATCTTGATAGCAACAGCTCTAATTAGTGGTTGTAGTCTATTAGGAACTAAAGAAGTAGAAATAGTAACTAAGCCTGTAAAGATTGAAATTATTCAACCAACAATGCCAAGGGAAATTAAACTGGATGTTCCCACTTGGTATGTAGTATCAGAAGCTGTAATTACCAATCCTTGTATTAAAAGACTACAAGACGATGGTTCTATGAAAAGACCAAAGACTTGTATTTTAGAGGATAGAGAAAATCCAGAATGGCCTGAGGGTTATACGTATCTAGATAGGTTTCTAGATGATATGAAGAAAATTAACGGTGGTGATATTGTATTTGTTGCTACCACAATAAAAGATTATGAAAAAATGTCTGCAAATGTTCAAGAACTACGCAGATATATTCGTGAACTCGGTGAAGTGATTGTATACTATAGAAACGTAACATTACCTGACGGTGAAGAAGCAGTTGGTATAGCAATTGAAACCGAGGATAACGAATAATGTGGGGTTTACTACTTTCAATTTTAAAATCTATTATTACAGCAGCAGCCAAAAATACTGCTCTTAAATTTCTTCATCCACACTTACTTAAACTAGATAAATGGTGCGAAGATAAACTCGGCATTGATATTATCAAACAAGATAAAAAGTTTAAAGATAAGTGGCCACTCGTAAATCAGAGACTAGAAAACTTAGAAGCTGATTCACACCCTCCAAAATGTCTCAAAGAGTTTGATGACTTTGAAGAGATAAATCGTCGATTGACTGAAATCGAAAATAAGTTAAAATAACTATTTACTTTTTGGCGTAAATAGTATATAATAGTATCTGTATATGAATGGGAACAACATAATGTCTATAAATGTCACTAAACGAGATGGTAGTCTCCAGCCATTTAATTTGGAGAAAGTACACAAAGTTTTAGAATGGGCCGTTGAAGGTATCAGTGGCGTATCAATGTCTGAAATCGAATTAAAATCAAATATTCAATTATTTGATAAGATCGCAGCATATGATATTCATGAGCTATTGATTAAATCGGCGGCTGAACTTATTTCTGAACAAACACCCAATTATCAGTTTGTTGCAGCAAGACTTGTAAGTTATAAATTACGTAAAGAAGTTTATGGCGATTATAAGCCTTGGACACTTAAACAACTTATTGTAGAGAATGTCAGTCGTGGTGTATATGATGGAGAGATTATGGAAAAGTATTCTCCTGATGAGATTGACGAGCTCGGTAATTATATTAAACATGAGCGTGATGATACTTTTACTTATGCAGGCATGGAACAGTTTCGTGGAAAGTACTTAGTGCAAGATCGCAGATCTAAGACTCCATATGAAACTCCTCAAATGTTGTATATGATGATTGCTGCTACTTTATTCAGCAATTATAAAGAAAATAGAATCAAATATGTTAAGGATTACTACGATGCAATTTCTCAATTTTATATTTCACTACCTACGCCAATCATGGCAGGGGTTCGTACTCCAACCCGTCAATTTTCTTCTTGTGTACTTATCGAATCTGGAGACAGTCTTGACAGTATCAATGCTACTTCTACTTCTATTGTTAAATACATAAG